TCAGGTATTATTATTTTTTTCATATTTTCTTTTTTAGTCCAAACAGATAACTCGTCTTTAAAGGCATCGTTAGAATTATAATCTAAATGAGTAGTCAAAATCTCCATTACTATTTAATTTGTTTAATGCTACGTATCTTAAAGCATCAATGCCATGATTAAGAAAATCCACAGGCTCATTAATAGATGTACCTGTATGCTTATCTGTTTTCCATTTATAACTATTTAACTCTTTAGCTAAATTAGTAGATGACCTTGTTACATTTAACTTATATCGTTTCAGAATATCAATAGACGTTCTAATACTATCCTGACCCTTCTTTGCTCCATAGATAGCTAGTCCTAACCTTCTCAACTCTTCAATAGACTTAGGCTCTGCACTATCCCCTATTACTTCATTATTTTTAACCACGTCTTTAATTAGATTATAAATGTCAGGATTAGTTAAGCCACTTGAATACACCTCTTCATTAATCCATAGTTCGCCATCCTGTTTATAAACTGAAAGGATAGCCGTTGGATCATTAGTAAATCCAAAGTCTAAACCGAAAGCCACTAACTTAGCGTCATTAGGTATCTCGTCACAATATTGCCAGTTACGGAATATCAAACCCTCTATTTTACCAGTCATACCCCTAGCATAAACTTTCCAAAGGTCTAGGTCAATTTCTTTTAACCCTTCAATTTTCTCCCTTACCTTCTCAGATAAAAATGGGTTATGCCTATGGTCTGAGATTATTAGTTTAGTATTAGGTCTGCCTATTACTTTTTGATGTACCCAAAATTCGTTATTAGGATTATAGTCTAGGAATACTCTTTTACGAGTACGGAGTGCCAACTCTGTGTAGATATCAAAAGGAATACCGTTAGCCTCATTAAGAAAACAGTAATCTCTTTTACCACTCTTCGCATCCTGAGGATTGCCATAAGATTTAAACTCCATTATCGAGCCTGAGGCAAACTCAAAGATACGGTCTGTCTTATTATATGAAGTAACTAACCCTTTCAATTCGGGTGAGTTTTCATATATTTCTAAGGCATCTCTCAACGCACCTACTTTTAAGTTAGGTATATCCTGCCCTACTATTGTGATTGTAGCCTTCTCAGATATTGCAATGGAAAACAAAACCTGTATAATCGAATAGGTTTTTCCGCTCGATGTACCGCCTTGATTTACTATCGTGTCTTCGGATGCTTCCCAGTTTGCTAAATATACGGTTGAGCATTTAAACATCTATTTGTTTTTCATCATTAGCTAACTTAGGACTATCACCGATAATTGTCGGTTGAACGGTTGTAACTGTTTGGTTTTGATTCTGAGTAATCTCATCTTTCCAACCCGCTTTATTTTTTAGCCAAAAGATAGCACCCTGTGTTGACCCTGCCCAACCAAGTTTACCTTCCCATTCAGCTTCTAATAATAATTCGATATGATTCATTGTGTCAAAGTAATCGGGATAATTTTGTTTATAATTATGCCAATCACTTCTATTCATACCTACATAAAGTTTAAGTCCAGCGAATGTTATTTTCTGTTTAGTTTCAGCTACCCACTCAAAGTATTCAAGTCCTTTTGATGCAAGTTCTTCAGGAGTTGGGAATTTCTTAGGTTGCCCTATCCTAGACCTCATTAAGTGCCATAGGTTTTTATGTATAAACTTACCGTTCTCGTCTCTTCCTTCCTGTGCCATAATCTAATTATTAAAAATATAAAAGTAGTGTCTAATAGGCCAATCAAAGTATTTAACTCTCATTGCCCTTACCTCGAATATCGCTATTTTTGTTTTCATTATTTAACTTTCTTACTTTCAAATAGTTCAAACTTCTTTAGTAAATGTGAATAGTTTTTAACTTGTTTCTTATTGTCAGAATAAAAGTTATCTTGCTGAATCGCTAAAAATGGATAACAAGTTAATGTTAATAGGTTGCCTAGTTTAGATCCAGTTGCCCACTTGTCTATATGATAATTGTCAGGAGCTTCTAGGAATCTATCATAAGCCTTTGCGAATACGCAATAACAATGGAATCCTGAAACATTATCCACTTTTTTAAAGAATGGCATTCCTTTATAATTATCTAATTGGGATGTAGTGTATAACCCACCTAACAATATATCTACTTCGTCAGGGCATAAGGTAACCATATTCATAAATAGTAGAAATGAATCTTTATCAGTAAACTTTATGTCATCCTCCATTATTACCACATAAGGCCATCCCTGTTCTTTAGCCTTTGCCACTACTGACCTGTGCGCTTGTGATATTCCCGCTTTAGGTGACGAAGTAAATATAGCCTTTTGAATCCCGAAGTCGCCAATATTAGCGTATTTACTTTGCTCCTTTAAGTTCTTAACCCTTTCAGGTCTCTGATCATTATGAATTACAAAAATCATCGTGCCATTATTAAGTTTTCTCTATTCATACTAATAATTTTAAAGCCTTCAAATTTAAGAATATAATCAATATACTTATCAGTTTCTTTAGAATTAGTTTCAACGCAGACCATTTTACATTCAACTTCATCTAGGTTTATCTGCGCCAGTATCTCATAGTCTAAACCTTCACAGTCAATAGAAATAAAGTCAAAAGTCTTATACTTTGAAAATTCTAGGAATGATTTAAAATTTAACATTTGTACTTCTGAGGATTCAAACTTAAATGCACCACGCCACCTGTCAACCTCAGATTGTTTGACCGTAGAATAGTAGCTATCATTCATTTGCATCATTACCGTTTTATTCTCTGTGCCTATTGCAAACTTATAAGCAATTACATTATTATAATCTTTTAGGTTATCGGTAAGTTTAAAAAATATTACTGGATTAGCCTCCACGCAAACACCTGACCAACCTAACTCAGTTAACGCTCTCGTGTTAGATAAGTCTATCCCATCGTATGCCCCTAAGTCTAAAAAAGTACCTTTAAAGTTTTTAAAGTGCTTTAGTATTATTTCCTCTTCTTTGTTTTGTGAATACATAATGGTATATAGGTTTTGTAATTCTATGCTCTGTCTTAAATACTTTGTTATCATTTAGTCGCTTCGCCCATTCGTAATCCTCGCCAAAACTAATATCCTTAAATTTATAAGGTAGTATTAATTCTCTCTTCATACAGGCTATGTGATTGGGAAACCTTCGATAACTAACTTTGCCATTTAATTTAATTGTGTCATAAGGTAAGTTTATACCCATCTCCCAATATGCTCTATAACCTCCATTTGTAGTCATATAACCATTAATCGGTATAACATCTGCATTAGATTGTATAGCTGTCATTAATTCTAATACATAATCATTTGCAGGCACATCGTCATCGTCCACGAAGACTATGTATTCAGAATTTGCCATTTCAATAAGTGAGTTTCTTTTTTGCCCTACTGACATATCCCCTCTATTATCTATTAATGAAATTATAGATACACTATTATCAAACCCACAGGAATTTATCTGAGCCTTTAAATTACTTACAAGTGAGTTAAAAGACTCACTACGCTCAAATATCGAAGGTATTAATATTGATAGCTTAATCATTCAATTTTCTACGTACCCACTCTTTATGATGGGTATCTTTTATTTTACCTACTATTTCAGATTTACTTAACCCAAAATTTTTCTTATAACGTTTAAGGTATATTGCTTCGCCTTCGCTCCAAGTAGCATCGTTGCGTTGATTAATGGCATCCTTATTTTTTAACTTAGTATAATGATTATGCTTGAATATAATATCTAACCTGTAAACCGTTGCACCTATTAAATCACAAACGCTAGATAGGTCAGTATCACAAAACATATGCTTGTATTCAGGATTATAAATATAACCTAAACGCTCATATAATAATCTATCCATTATCGGTAAGGTAGCTATCCATTGTTGAGAGCCATCGTTTGTTTTTAATAGCTTACACTTATAACCTCTCATAGCCTTTCGTATCAAAGTGTCCCAACCTTTAGGCCATTCGTCAAAGTCATCTGAGGCTACCATTAGGATTTTACCTGTTGAAGCCTTTGCGCCATTATTTATAGCACCGACACAATACCGATTATCGCTAACAAGTGTAATAGGAGTATATACACCGCTGCTAATATTCGAGTAATCTTTAGTTTCATCATTGTCTATTGATATTATGTATTCAATTAACTCAGGCTTATCTGCCTTACTTATCATTTCATTAAAAACCTTACTGGCTCTCTCAGGTCTATTGCGAGATGGGTGAATCACAGATATTTTCATTCCGCTAAGGTATTATTATTATCGCTAAACTCAAAATAATTCTTACTATAATTCAAAGCTAATTGCAAACGCTCAGTAAATGATAAGTCTTTTAAAATATCTAATTCACTACTGATTTTTTTAAATTCCATTATCTCTTTATTGAATTGTTTAATCTTTGCCACTAGATGAGTAGCGTGTACACCTAGTAACTTTGCCTCAGGTTTAATAGCTTCAAACCCTGAGTTAGTGTAAAGATTGGATAGGTATTCCCAATGACCTCTCGAGATTTCGTTAAATGTTTCTTTTTGCATTCTGCCTGTCATAATAATTAATTTAGTTCGTTTATGTTTATGTTATTGTTTTCAAAAATTTCATTAATGTAATTTAATACTTCGTCATAAGTTGGCGTTGTATCGTGATGTTTAAAATGACTACTAATATTAGAAATATCCCAAAGTGCTATGGAGTAGTCAATAGCCTTATTACAATGCTTATACTTATTTACATCGTCAGTATCGTTTAGATCAAACTTTAATATAGCCTTCATAGTTTAAATATTATTAATCTCTTCTTTAACATCTTTCCAGTAATAGTAAACATCTTTTTCTATATTCCAATTATCAGGATGTAATATATCTATTATCTCATTTACTGTAATAATAGCACATTTCTTAGCATTTGATTTTATTGTTTTAATATCATTATCTATTCCGCCTTCTGAATACTTCATAAAGTTATTTATAAGTTCTCTTGCTTTATCTCTAGGCATCATAGTATATCGTTTATTTTTTTAATATAGTTCTCATCAGTAAAATATCCAAAGTCTTTTAGCCAAAGTAGATATTCATCATTAGTACAGATATTGTCAGGAGTGTACTTTTTTTGCCACTTTTTATAATATGCAACCGATTGCATCCAATGGTCAAAGGTAAGATAATTGCCATTACTAAATCCAAAGATATTATTTTTTTCTAGTGAGCAGGATTTACATTTATACCAACCAGTCTCTAGCACCGATTGAGAAGTAACTACCTCAGGAAATTTCACATTTTGTGTAACGCAAATTGTGTATACGTTGCCATAAGTTAGCATAGTTATACGAATGATTAAAGGTATTATCATAGTTATTTATTTTAATTAATTTCGGCAATATCAATAAGAATTGATACTAGCCGATAACATTCAATAGGTATCATTAATAAGAATTAACGATACCTATTTTTATGTTATATCTTAAACAATCTTTTATTCTCCATAGCCATACAATATTCAATATCGGTAACAGTAAACTCGATAGGTACTCCCTCTGTATTAAACTGACGATACAAATAATAATCCTCTTTATACCCACTTTTGTAAGTTACTCCAAAACCATAGCAACGGAACTTCTTACCGCTTAAATTCTCTACCGTATCATTTAATACTGGTTTAAATTTCAATCTTTGATTTTCAAATAATGTTAGCATAGGTTATCTTTTAAATTTTTGTTTAGTTTTTTCAGTCCATTCAATCCAAAAATCTTCAAGGTTACGAGCAACAATATAAACACCTCCAACCCTTTCAATATTTTCTTTATACTTTTTTTGTGCATCACTCATTCTGTCATTCCCATATTTTACCTCAATCTTTACATTAACACCATTAAAAAAAGCATCTATATCCTCAACACCTCTAGTACCGTTAAAGGTATAGGTTGACCTTTCTTTAATCGCATTCATTCCAAAATCCCTCTTTATTGTTTTACCTTCTCTAAATGTACCTGCATTATTTCTCCTTGTTGCTAATCCTC